AAACGGTACCGACAGCTCCAACATTTGGACTGAAGACTACCGTAACGCTTACCTTGCTGGTACAGACCAGGTAATCGGTCAGGCACGCACAACTCGCGTGCTTGGTATCCCCGTAATGGAAGTTCCCTACTACCCAGATGGATTCATTGACTTGACTTTCCCATCTAACCGCATTTGGGGATTCCAGCGCGACATCACGGTTAACCGTGAGTATGTTGCAAAGAAGGACACCGTTGAGTACACAGTATTTGTGCGTTTCGGTATCCAGTGGGAAGAGGAAGACGCCGTTGCATTCGTTGATGCAGCAGTGGATGGCTCTTAATCCATTTAAAATAACCCAATAATAAAGAGGGTAGAGGCTGAAAAGTCTCTACCCTCTTTTTATTCTGTTATAATAGATACAGGAGGCAATACTAATATGACAGATATGAAAGAAAAAATAAAGGGCACTCCAGAAAACGATGACAACAATGTTATCTCTTCTGGCAGTGCAGATCGTGTTGGCGGGCAAAAAAAGTCTGCAATGAGCTTGAATGAAAACGGTGTTTTGATTTCTGGCAAAGCAGAAAAGGATAACAAGAAAGAGCCCGCTCCGGCAAAGAAAACGGAAGACGTTGCAATATACTCTAGCAAGAATGTTACTTGGCAGGGAGTGGGCAGTGTCAGCAAGGGCTACAATATCGTTTCTAAAGCAGAGGCAGCTAAGTGGCAAGGACGTAGTCACATCAGGCCAGCCACTCCAGAAGAAGTCGCAGCACACTACGGAAAGTAGATGGAAAAATGGAATTGTTACGGGTACCATCATTGGATACCAATGCCGAAATCGCTGTTGCGAGCCCATCTATTTCTTATGATTATACAGTCACAGATTTAGGAGATCGCTCTCAAACATCCGGTAGCGTGGTGTCCAGTGTCGGTTCTGTTGTAACTATTCCAATTCCATCGGCTTATGATGGCTCTTATGTTGTAGCGGTTGACAGCACGGAAACCTACGTTGACGTAGTTAGGCCGTATGTTGACCCTACAACTCAAGGAGCGACCACGGCAGAGATCGAGGCGTACTCTGAAAATGAGCTACAAGCCAGAGCAATCATCGATTCTGTCGTGTCGGAGGGGTTTTATTATAAAAAGCATATAATCGAAACCACTGGTCTTGGGGCAGACTATATTCCTCTTTGGGTAGATGCCCACAAAATTCTTAAGCTATACGAAAACAATGTTTTACTTTATGACTCAAGCGATCCTAATAGCTATTCGACAAGCTATAGCATCACACATGACAGGACTGCCATTGTTGAAAATTATACTGGAGGACTGAATAGGCTAGAGTCAGCTAACTTGGTGATGCCCACTGCCGCTACGGATCTTTTAAATAATCAGCTTGTTTACCGGGGATTTCCAAAGACCTTTGATTATGAAATATCTCTTGTGGTTGGGTATCCAAAATTGCCAACCGATATCGTAAAGGCTGCAAAGCTACTCGTTGATGACATTTCTTGCGGTAGGCTCGACCACACCCAAAGATACATGAAGTCCTACTCTACTGACCAGTTTAAAGTAAGTTTTGATAATAGAGCTTTTGAGGGAACGGGGAACTTGGTTGTTGATAAGATTTTGTCTAAGTATGCAAAATCTATTAGAACAATTGGAGTTTTGTAATGACCTGTAGCAATGATGCATTCTACCCACTAAACGCAGAAATTTTTTATCCAGTAGTTTCCCAAGGGGCATATGGGGAAGTAACCAAAACCTGGACGCTAGATAGGTCTGTTGTTTGCAGCCTTTCCACGGCGGGATCTAGGTTTAGAGAGCAAGTAACTACCAACGTAGACATTTCTTTAGAGAGTATTCTCATTGGCAGGTTTAAGGAAGACATTAGAGTCGATACCGCTGGAGAGGGGCGGTCAATTACAAACATTGCCGTTACAAACATTAAAGATAGGCTGTTAAATGCTATTTATCTAGAAACTTCTGGGGTCAGGGATGGCCTTTCGACACTGTTCGAGGTATCTACCGTTAGCCCACAGGTGGGACCATTTGGAACTGTTGAATACTACAGAGTTATTCTTAGTAGATCAGAGAACCAGGGGGGAGATTTTGCTTAAGGTAAAGTTTCAGACTGATAAGTTTAATAAAGAAATGAACTCTATCTTAAACTATGCCTCTGGATTTTTAGACGGTGCCCAGGCAGGCAAAAAAGAGTTGATGCAAACAATTGGTGAAAAGACCACAGAATACCTGGACGCCTTCATTGACTCTAACGCAAGGATAAATCCGGAAATGCTGCACCACGTTTACGAGTGGTACGAAAACGGAAGTCCAAACGCCAGACTGTTTGACTTGCAGTACTCTACACATGGAGGCGGCCTCACTTTTAGTTCTACTTTCAGGCAATCTTCTTCTGTCGCAAAAGGTTCCCATACCCCATTTTATGACAAAGCTAGAATAATGGAGCTAGGAGTTCCGGTTGTCATTAAGCCCGTAACTGCGCAGGCTTTGAGATTTGAAGATGGCGGTCAAGAGGTTTTTGTAAAGGGTTCTGTTACAGTTGAAAGTCCTGGTGGAGCCTCCACTCAAGGTGGGTTTCAAGAGGTTGTAGATTCTTTTTTTAGAAACTATTTTTCTCAATCAGTTTTGTTTTCAAGCGGCCTTGCGAGACATCTGTCTAATCCGGTAGACTTTAAGACAAGGCTTCCACGAGCAAAGAAGGGTGGCAGGGCGCAAGGGTTTGACGTCGGCTACCGATGGATTTCTGCTAAAGGAGTAATTTAATGGTTATAGACTATCCACCAGTTTTTATTAATACATATCTAAGCGAAAAGATTTCCGAAAGTCTTCCAGATTATTTTGACGGGAGTGTTCGGTTTTTTCCAACACAGCCAAGCACCATAGATGCTCTTACAGAACAGTCTCCAGAAGACTCTGATGAGCCATTTGCGGTTTACGACAGAATGTTTAGAATGCGCAGAAAGGCTTTTCCTCATATTCGTACAGAGCAACTTCTTTATTACTTTTATAAAACTGCCGGGGGTATTGAGCCATTGGTTCAAACAATCCAAAAGGTTCAAGACTTGTTGGATAACGGAGATGAGTCAGCAGAAGACCTTAACACTTGGATTGGTCAAAAATTACAGTCGAGCCCCGGAACAATCGTAGATGGTTATCAAACAGTTAGGTTTGGTGCTGGTGCAAATGCCAGGGACTTTTATATGCCATACTTTCACGAGACAAAGATATACCAGCTTGAAGAAGCGAGAGATATCATTAACTTTGGAACAGCCAGAACTTATGCTGGAAATAAAGTGATCATTGATTACGATTGGCACAAATCAGGTCCAGCTTAAAAAAACAAAAAACACCTGGTATAATTAAGTTGAGGAAACACCCCCACCAATTTCTATGAAAGAAGAGGTGAAAAAACTATGGCATATTCACGTGGAACTAATGCCAACATTATTGTTGGTGCCGCTGCTATGTTTACGCACAACTCGGGCGAACTGCTTGAGGCGACACTTCCTGCGTATGTAGATGACGAGTCTTACAAGGACACCCTTGAGGACAGCGCTGTTTTTACTAACGTTGGATACACAATGAACGGTTTGGAACTGGTTTTTCAGCCTGACTTCGGTGAAGTTCAGGTTGACCAGCTGCTTGACGTGGCAAAACTTTACAAGCAAGGTATGCAGGTTAACCTGAACACTGCGTTTGCAGAGTCTACCCTTGAGAACCTTCTCATTTCCATTGCAGCACCAACAACTGACAAAGCAGCTGTAGGAGCATTCGCAGACGAGCTTATTCTTAAGTCTGGAGACATCGGAGATGTCCCTCTTGAGCGTGGTATCGTTGCAGTTGGACCTGGTTCAGGTACAGCAGGTGCAGGTATTGAGCGTATCTACGCCGCTTACCGAGCACTCTCGATTGAGAATGTTACAGTGTCCGCAAAGCGCGACGAGGCCACCATGTTTGAGGTCTCGTTCCGTTTGCTGCCAAATGACAGCGCAGAGTATGGAAAGATTGTCGATCGCACGATTGACTCGACTTCCTAACTAAAAAATAACTTAACAGACAATGCCCTGGGATTTTTCCTGGGGCATTGTTATTTTTGGTACACTTATATTATGGCAACTACAGTATATGAAACCAAGACGATATCTCTCATTGATGAAACAGTCATAGAGCTTAGACCTTTAAAGATTAAGCATTTGAGAAATTTTATGAAATACTTTGATGTTATCAAGTATGCTAATGGTGATGAGGAATCTATAAAGATATTGTCCTACTGCGCACTGATAGCCCTATCTTCTCAGTACCCGATAATTTCTACCATTGAAGAGTTGGAAGACTCCGTTGACCTGCCAACCGTTTATGAGATCTTAGATATTACTGCGGGGATTAGTGTTAACCCAAATAAAAAGAAAGATCTTAAGGAGCAGGCAACAGATAGCAAAGCTTCTACCTGGGATACCCTAGACTTAGCAGAGCTAGAAGCAGAGGTATTTTTGTTAGGAATTTGGAAAGATTATGAAGATCTGGAGTTAGCTCTATCTATGCCAGAGCTAACGGCAACACTAACCTCTAAGCGAGACCGGGACTATCAAGAAAAAAAGTTTTTAGCCGCAATTCAGGGAGTTGACCTAGACAAGCAATCTGGCAAAAATCAAGCAAATGCTTGGGAAGAAATGAAGGCCAGAGTTTTCAGTGGAGGTAAGACGGATGATCCAAATGACATAATTTCTTATAGAGGAGCTAGGGCAGACAAGGCGGGTTTCGGAATTGGTCAAGGTCTTAGCTACGAGGATTTAACCTAACAATACTAGCCCCTCTATGTTATAATTAGTATACCGTTTATAACGTTATGAAAGGAAATAAATGGCTACTACAGTAAATGAAGAGAAAGAGCTTACTCTCATTGACGGAACAAAGATTAAGGTGCGTCCTCTAAAAATTTC